AAGCGGCTGCTTTTTTCTATCAGGCTCATACACATAAAGCTCAGCACCAGGAATAGAGTAAATCCAGTAAGGAATACCCAGAAAATCAGATGCTTGAATATCAGCTTCGCTAGGCTCTGGAGACCCGTCAGGATGGCTATGAACGATTGCATGAATATCTCCTTGAAGACTTGCTCTTATATAGTCATTCGCTGAGATACGAAATTCTTCGTTTCCTTCCGCAACATTTTCACAAGGAATCCACTCTAGTTTTCCTCGTTTATTTAATAAAATACCACACCCCTCTCGAGGGTACTCACTCATTAAATGTTCTATCACTTATATGTCCTAGAAGCAGGGAATCCTCCAAAAGGAAGCGCAGTTTCTTTTGTAGTTGTAATTTCAACGCCTCCAGATCCATCAGGAGTTGCATGGAATCTCTTGCTACAAGAACTTACTCGCTTTCCACAAGCATCTCCTCGAGTCCAGTAATTATTATAATCTGGAGTGCTATTATGAGCGTTTGCATCTTGAGTAAGTGTTTTTACTTTCCACAGAATTGAGTTGTACAAAACATATTCATTATAGCTCGTATCTGTATATGCTTCATAAGTGGAAGCGGAGCTATATCCGTAATAAATTCGTACTCGCCTCCAATCACTTGAAGTATCCGAAGGTGTTGTAGATGTATCCACTAAACACTGCCAATAGTCATAAACAGTAGAAGAAGGAGTTACATATTCTCCAGAAGAATTTACCTGAGTAAGCCCTGTCTTTTCTGTTTTATAATAACTTCCAGCAGTTGCAGAAGTGGAAAAAGTAGTAAAGGTAAGGGCAGAAGAAACAATATACTCATCCTTTTGATTTACATAAATATTTCCACTTCTATAAGATCCTGTAGCGTGCCAAATACATCCTCCTCGCTTATTTTCTTCGCTAAGAGTAGGAGATGCTGCTTGATATTTCCAAGGACAGCCTCCACTAATAATTTGTCTACGAGGAACTGTAATTCCTGCAATATCAAAAGGCGCCGCTAATTCAAAAGTTACTTGAATAATATTTTTATCTTTAATTCGATCAAGGACATAAGTTGTTTTTGGATACTCTACAGGGGGATTTCCTGCTCCACTATCCCCACTCTCACCTACCAGATATTTCTTCAAAGTAAGACGGCGAGTAATTCTACGACCAATTAACTCTTCAAATTCCATTCCAATTGCGTCTGAAAAAACACTCGCAATATTTGCTACAGTCAGAATTGGGCGAGAGTATGAACCGTCTGAAGAAATATCAAATCCTTCTGCTTCAATCGGCAAAGAAATATAGGTCTGAGCCGCTCCAGAAGAGTCACGAAACTGAATAGTAGAAGAATCATAGTTAGAAGTAAAATAAGCAAAAGACCCATCAGCGTACTCTAAATCAAAAAGAGTAACTAACTCTGAGCCCGGGTCCTGCTTTTGTACCGCTTCTATAATTTCACTCATGGTTCATAAACTCGTCGAAAGGTTGCTCCACAGGAATAAAATCCATCATTATTATAACCAATTGAGTAGTCTTCACAAACTACACGAATAGTAGTTTCTCCTCCAGCCCCGTTTGAGTCTGGATAAGTAAAAGCAAAGCTTGTAACACCTTTTTTACTATCAAAGAAAGCTACAATATCGTCAATCTCTTCTTTTTCTCGATTGTTAAAAGATACTGCGTAACTTTCATCAAGATTGTTGATGCCTTGAGCAAGACGTTGTTCGTACCCATCTCCAAATGCTGCTCTATACGTTTTCGGCTTTGTTGCCCGCCGCAAACTTTTGTCTGGAATACGATTAGTCGCTGTTAAATCTACAAATCCAATTGCCATTATGCAGCTCCATACGGGCTAAGCATACCACCAGGCCGCTTCTGCCGCTGTAGTTCTTCTTGTACTGCTGCCGAAATTGCTTTTCCAAGTGCTCCGGCTTGTTGATTATCCATTTGAGTATTGCTTTGAGCATTTCCATTTTGATCCACAGAAACATTCACAGTTACATTGTTTGTACCCCCAGCACCACCGTTTCTCAGTTCAACAGGAATTGAGTTTCCATTCGGAAGCGGTACTACTGCTTCTGTGCCATGAAGAATTGCGGGATACCCAGCATTACGTCCTCGCGCGATTCCGCCTGTGGCGTAGCCTTGCATGACCCCGCCGTATCGTGCTGTCGGAGGTGTAGCAATACCGCCGCCGCTAAATCCACCAAAACCAGGAAAAGCTGCAAGAAGTGCACGAGTTATTAGCATCTGGCTAAGAACTTTTGCAAGCTCTTGAAGAATACCTGTTGCCATGCTTGCAAAAGCATCTTTTACGCTCGTTGTTCCTGTAATAATGCCTTCCAAGCCTTTTTGAAGTCCCGAAGTTACTGCTTGATTAATGGAATTTTGAGCTTCGATAGCTTCGTTTAAGAAAAATTGAGCTTCTGTCCGCTCTCGAATAGTTGCAATATCTTCTTGTGTTAGTTTTTCTCCTCTATTTTTATACTCAAGAATCCTTTGGTTAAATTGTTCTTCTATAGGATTGAGTGAAAGAGATTGACGCCGCTGTGCTAGTGCTTGAGTATCTAAGTTTAATTGATTTAGGGCGATTTCTTTTACGAGTTTTAGTTTTCGTTCCTGAAGATTAAGGTCTGCAATTTCATTTGCCAAAGCATCTCTTTGCTCTTGTAGCCCCGCTAGTCTTTCTTCTTTTTCTTTCCCCGTTAGTCTAGAAATATCTACAGCGATAGCACGAAACCTTTCCTGTGCAAGTTGTCTTTTTTCATCAATTGCAGCTAGTTCTTGGCCGCGAGCCTGTGCAGCAGCCTGCCCTTGAGTAAGCCCCAGAGTAGAAACACCTGCTTGAGTTGCATTCAAGTTACGCTGAGCAAGAGCAATTCGATTAGTAATTGCAAGCTGTTGAATCCTACTAGCCAATACTAGCTTTTCTAACTCGATGGCGCGCTCACGAAGATCATTACCTTCTACTATTTGTCGTGATTCTTCGTTTGCAGTTTCAACGCCCTCTTTTGCGAGCTCAAGAGCTCTTTCTGCGTTTATAACTGCTTGATCGCGTTCTCCATTAGATTGTTTTTGAGCAATAGATAAAGCTGTTTCTGCACTTACAACATTTTGTTTAGCAGCCTCAATCTTATTCTCGGCTTCTAGTTCGGAAATAGCTAAACGAGCAATTCGGGCTTGAAAAGTTTCAGAGTTCTTATCTATTTTTGCAATTTTAAGCTTATTTTCTGAAATCTTTGCTTGAATAGCAAGCTGCTCACCTTGGCCTTTAGCTGCAATTGCTAAAAGCGTTTTGGTGTCCTCAATTGCTTTGAGACGGAGCCTCTCCTGCTCTTTGGCAGCCTCTAGCTCCTGCTTCTTTGCTTCTACGGCTTCTTTATCCGCTTCAGTTTGAGCATTTACAAAACTTTTTACGTTTCTTTGTTTTTTTGGATCAAAAGTGATAGTTGTAGTAAGAGGACCAGAACGTACTTTTTCTAGTCGTGCAATTTCATCTTCAAATTCCTTTACGTCGCTTTGAAACTGGGGGCCTTCCTTTACGCCCACTTGAATTTGAAGATCTAGTTGCCTCTGCAGCGAGTTCACAAGCCCCTCTAAAGGAGCACGCTCAATCGTATTAACCAGATTGTTTAGCTCATTGTCTACATCTTTTTGAGCTTGAGAAAGCTGCTCTCCAGCTTTAGCTCCTTGAATAGCAGAATTTGAAAATTCCAATAAAGCTTTACTTTGAGCTGTAGTTAGAGGAGTTCCCGCTTTTATAGCATCATGTAAGGATTGATACTGGGGGTTTAACTCAACAAGACGCGCACTGACTTTTAACAAACCTTGTTGTTGCACTTCGTACTGGTCCGAACCAGGGTCTAAAGTAGAAAGCTTATTAACATCTGCAATTAGCCGACCAATATTAGCTTCTTGTATAGCGTTTCCGAGTTGAATTACTTTCTCTCTTACACTCAGCAACCCTACATCAGCGCGAAGCTCTACTGTTTTTCCTAAGTGTTCGGCAGTCTCCTCGAGGCGAGAATTTAGCTCATCCATTTCTTTCTTGGCGCGCTTTGCTTCATCAGAAATAGGGAAAAACGCTTGATAGGCAGCCTTACCGATATCAAATAGGAGAAGAGCAATACCAATTAAACCAACTCCTTTAAAGACTTTATCCAGCATACCCGCAGCAAAACTACCAAGCTTTACAACTCCTGAGAAAGCTTTTTGCCAAATTAAATTTGTTTGTGCAGCAATAACCGCAGAGCCCGTTTGAAGACCTTTAAGACTTAATAAACTACGCTTTACAAAACCTTCTACAATTTGAGAACGAATTCTATAAGAACGACGCAAGTCAGCAACTTGCTGTGCGTTGAAACCTTTTAACTTTCCTGTAGTAACTTTTCCAAATTGATCTATTTGTTTTTCTGCTGCTGTAAGTGTTCGATCTGCATTTCTACGAGCGGCGGAGCTGTCAGTGGCTCCGGAAATAAAGTCCATTCCTAGACGACTCTTTTTCTTTTCTCCGGTGGTGGGTGTAACCCCTCCGGCACGAGCAAGCTCATCAGCTTTTTTCCTTGCTGCTTCTTGGTCTTGAGTATAGGTTTTCAAAGCATTTGAGCTGTCGACTAGAGCATCCTGAGCGCTCTCTAGAGACCTTTTCGCAGCCTCCCCCGCCTCTTTAGCAACCTTAGACATATTTCCAAGGCTAGGAATAATTGCTTTTGTGATAGGAAGAGCAAAAAGAGTTAGTGCAGCTACTAAAGAAGTAATATTCCCAGACAGGAAGCTTAGTGCAGGGCCTAAAACAGACACTACTCCTGTTTTAACAGTATTTAAAAGATCATCAAAAGACTTTGCAAACTGCTGAACAGCAAAAGCATCTTTATCAATAATTTTTCCAATTTTACCAAACTTTGTTTCTGCTTCATCAAGAACAAAGTTTGCAACAGCTTGGCTACGTTCAAAAGCATTTAGTTCGTCTTTTGTTTTACCAATGCTTGCAGCATATTGTCGAGTTGCAGGATCAAGACGAAGAATAATACCTAGTTCGTCGAGAAGTTCCGGCTCAGCTTTTGTAACCCCTCGAATAAGACGATTAAAAGAATCTGTAAGATCTCGACCAAGTGCAAAAGAAACATTTTTAGCGGCAGTTGCTAAGCCTTCGAGCTGCTCTCCGCTAAGGCCCGCAGCAGTACCAATTGCAGTAGCTTGTGCAGCTTCTGCGTATTTTAACTGGCCATCTGTAGCTTCTTGTAGAGATTTTGTAATACGAGAATATGCAACACCAGTAACTGCACCAAACTGAGCTTGCCCTTCCGTAAGATTTTTAAAGTCCGCTGCGGATTGTAAGAAGTTAAATGCAGCGCTTACTGCGAATGCCTGGGCAGCAAGAGTAGCATATGCAGGAACGAGACCGCCAGAAATACCCTGCTGCATTTTGGAAAAGTTTTTTGTAGCATTTGCAGAGATTTGAGCAACCCCTTTAAGGTTGCGATCTGCTTCTTGCGAGCCCTTACCTACTTTGCCTAGGCTTTGTTCGAGCTTTTTTGCATCAACAGCAAGACGCTTAGTAGTGCCCTTATCGTCGACAATTACATCTATATAAACTTTTCTTGCCATTATCTTTGCACATTATGGGTGTACTGTTTGCCACCGCTTTTGGCTTTGCGCTCTTCTTCTTTACGCCGCCGTTCTTGCTGTTCTGCTTTATGATTTACTATGATATTTTCATAAAGCTTTGCAAAGTAAATTATTTCTTTTGGGTTTTCTATGTCGTAAACTTGAAAAAGAAAGTCTGCTGATGCCCAGTCTTTTCCCATATATAAGCCTGACATTCCATCCCATCTATCGGGGAGTAAGCTAAATATAAAAAATGCCACTTGAACCTCTTCTGGGAAAGCAGAAGCGTCCAGTGGCATTTTAGAGGGGTCTGGCTCTTCTCCTAACTGCTCGCAAAGTCTTAGATACTTGTCAACGTCAAAAGAGGTTGTTTGCTCTTTTACATACCGCTCGAGTAGCTGGGTTATTTCAGCTACTTGCGCCCGGTAAAATTTTCCAGGTCACTCACGGTTTCAGTAACCCAAGTATCAAAAGAAGTTGCATTCTTCATTAGCAACTCTGCGTTTTCTTGCGTATAGAGAAGCTCGCTATCAGGGTCCAGGTCTCCTATATCTACCAAAAGAAGCTCTTCTAGGTACCGATACTTGAGGCCAGACCAGCCTTTAATAACTGCTTTGCAGTATTCAGTAAGAAACTTGTCATCATCCAGCGTTTCTTCTGCTTGATGCGTTTTCTTATTAAATTTCGTAGAAAGACACCGCTTACGTAGCTTTACTAGCTCTTCCCGTGCCAAGTAGCACAGGTCTACGCTCATTCCGGAGAATCCGGGAAAATCTACTGCTACGGTTTTACTTGAAGTCATCAGACTTGCGAGAGAAATAGGGGCGTCACTCATAAATAAAAATTCCTTTCTTGTGGGATTGGGGTGAATTTCTTATACTGGTTATTATATGTGAGAGGAGAAGAAAAGTCAAGAATTATTTTTTAAAACGTGAAAGAAAAAAGGGGCCGAAGCCCCTTTTTTACGAGTTGGTGATTGCTTATGC